CGGCAAAGTTGGAAAACGCGTCTGCTACTTCTTCGGATCGCATCAGGCGGTGCGGCCGAGCGGTTATATGTCGAGCCGTCGAGGCATGCTGTGAGCGCCCGCGACCGCCCTTGGATGAAGTTCTATCCGAGCGATTGGCGCGCGGAACCGCGGCTACGCAACTGCAGCTTGCTCGCTCGTGGGTTGTGGATGGAAATGCTCGCGCTGATGCACGAAAGCGAGCGCTACGGGCACCTCCTCATCAACGGAAAGCCGCCGACAGATCGGCAACTCGCGGTCCAGGCCGGAGCGACTGTCGATGAGGTCACGACGGCCATTGTCGAGCTCGAAGCCGAAGGCGTTTTCAGCCGCGATCGGAGCGGCGCAATCTACTCTCGCCGCATGATCCGCGATGAAAAAAAGGCCGAACATGCACGAAAGATCGGCAAGAAGGGCGGCAACCCAAAGCTCTCAAAAGAAACAGGAAATCCGCCGCAGGATAAGGGGCCGGATAAGCCGAAGGATAACGGGGGGGATAAGCCCCATATGCCAGAGGCCAGAGTCCAGAAGGTAGAATCATCTCCAACGTGTAGAACTGTACCCGCCAAGCTTCCTGACGACGTGCGATCGATCATGGAAGAGGGTGGGTTCATCTCGCCGCCGCCCGACCTCTCACTGCTAAACGAGTGGTATGCGCTGGCGAAGGAGATGTTCGACCAAGCGCCGGATCGAACGCTCGAACAAGACATCATTCCGACGGTGCGCGCCGTGCGAGCTCGCCTGTCGAAACCGCCGTTCAAGCTCAAGGTGTTCGACGCCGCGATCCGCGAGAAGCTGGCGGCCGATCAGCACGAGATCGAACGGCTCAGGGCAATGCGTCGACGATACGAGCAGCCGGATAGCGCCGGGTTCAGGGTCTAAGCGAGAGGGGCGGGGGAATGTTCATGTCGAGCATCGGTCATCAATTCCGCAGCGTGGGAAGGGCGCCTCGTCCATGCCCCAGCGACTTCGAGGAAACGCTCATCGCGATCGGCCGCCTGGCTTGCGAGGAGCACTACGGCGTCGGGCGCGTCACGGTGAACCGCTGGCTCGAGGAAAGCGGCAAGGAACGGCTGCTGAAAGCCCGCGCGGCTCAGGAGCTCGTCAACCGCACGCTGCATCGCCGGCGCTGTCCCGTCGACTTCGAGATCACGTTCGTCATGCTCGGCTTCAACGAGTGCCGGCGTCGCTATCATGCGAACTTCCGCCTCATCAGTCGGTGGATCGATGAGTGTGGGCGTGAGCGGCTGACGAATGCGAGGGATGCTCAGACTCGGCGAAGCGAGTTGAAGCTCAACCGGGCAGAGATCGGGGCGGTGCTGAACAAGGCGTTCCCACTGAACCTAACCGATGAACCTGAGTGAGCGGTAGGGACAGCGAACAGCCATGACCCCAAAACGGCAGCGCTTCGTCGACGAATACCTGATCGACCTCAACGCGACGCAGGCTGCGATCCGCGCCGGCTACAGTGCGAAAACGGCAGGATCGATCGGTGAGGAGAACCTGAAGAAACCTGAGATTGCCGACGCCATCGCAGCTCGGCAGGCCAAGGTCGCCGAAAAGCTCGAGATCACACAGGAACGGATCGCGGCAGAGTTGGCGAAAATCGGATTCGCAGACGTTCGCCAACTCTTTGATGATGAAGGCAATTTGAAGAAGTTGAGCGAGCTTGATGACAAAGCCGCTGCCTGCATTTCGTCGATTGATCTCTCGGATGGCGACATCGCTAAGGTCAGGCTGTGGGATAAGCGCGCCGCCCTGGTCGACCTCGGCAAGCATCTCGGCATGTTCAAGGAGCGGGTGAGCGTCGAGAATCCCGATGGAGGCCCGCTCGAGATCAGGTTCCGGCGTGCCTAGCGTCGAGATCGGTCTCACCGAGCCGCAAGACGATTTCGTTCATGCCGAGGAGCAATACCCGGCGATGGTGGCCGGCTACGGCGCGGGGAAGTCACACGCCGGGATCTGGCGCGCGCTCAGGCTGAAGCTCGCTTATCCCGGTCAAAACGTCGCCTACTACCTGCCGACCTACGACCTCGTTGCCAGGATGCTTTATCCGCGCATGGCCGACGCCCTCAGCCTGCTCGGCCTCGGCGCTCGCATCAACAAGCACGAGAACGTCATCGAGATCGACAAGGCAGGGCTCATCATCGCGCGCACGATGGACAATCCCGAGCGCATCGTCGCCTACGAGGTTGCCGACAGCATTTGCGACGAGCTCGACACGCTGAAGCCCGACAAAGCGCGCGATGTATGGAATCGGATCATCGCCCGTAACCGGCAGAAGAAACCCGACGGCTCGCTGAACACGGTCGCGGTGGCGACGACACCAGAGGGATTCCGCTTCGTTTACGATCGTTGGCAGAAGAACCCGGCTGCGGGCTATCGTATCATCAAGGCGTCGACGTTCTCAAACGCCGCTAACCTGCCCGACGGCTACATCGCGAGCCTGCAGGCATCCTACCCTGCGCAGCTCCTCGCCGCCTACCTCGACGGCGAGTTCGTCAACCTCACATCGGGCAGCGTCTATCCCGAGTTCGACCGGGCGCTCAACGCATCGCGCGAGACGATCCAGACGAGCGAACCGCTGCACATCGGCATGGACTTCAACGTCGGGCAGATGGCCGCGGTCGTGTTCGTGCTGCGCGATGGGGAGCCTCATGCGGTCGACGAGCTCACCGGCATTCTCGACACGCCGGCCATGATCGCCAGCATCAAGGCGCGCTACGAAGGCCACGCGATCTTCGTCTATCCCGATGCCAGCGGGAACAGCCGCAAGTCAAACAACGCCAGCGAGAGCGACATTGCGCTGCTGAGGGCGGCGCGGTTCACGGTGCTGGTCAACTCAGCCAATCCCGCGGTCAAGGATCGCGTCTTGGCGATGAATCAGCTGATTTGCTCGACCGTTGAGGGCGTCACCAACACGCTCGGCATGGAGATGCGCGGCGACAAGCCAGTGAAGCGCCGGCTGCGCGTCAACGTCGACACGTGCCCATCGTTCGTCGAGGCGCTCGAGAAGCAGGCCTACGACAAGAACGGGGAGCCGGATAAGACGAGCGGCCTCGATCACGTGAATGACGCGGCCGGCTACTTCGTCTCGTACAAGTTCCCGATTCGTGGTCGGGCGATGCAGCGCGTGGCGATCGGCGGCATCTAGGGTGAAAATAATTTTCGCGGGGCCGTGATTCGAACTGCCTCCGGTAGCTTCCTGTCACTTCCCGTTAATTCCATCCAACTGCACGAAAGTGTGGGAAAATCCTGTGTTTCGATGGACTTGTATTGGTCAAAAACGAGTGCATGGTGAATGACGTTGGTTGTCAATGGAGGGAGTTGAACATGAAGACACTGGACGATGTGAAGGCCGACATGAGCGATCTTTACGAAGAGCTTCGCGCCGGCAAAGTCGAGATCAAGCAGGCTGCAGAGCTTGCCAACATCACCGGCAAATACCTGAAAGCCGAGCAGCTCATGCTCGCCCGCGAGATTTTTGAGGCGAACACCGCGCCGCCGGTGAAGCAGTTGCAGAATGCAGCCTGAAGGCACCAAGACTTGCACGGGGTGCGGCAAAACGAAGTCGCACTCCGAGTTTCACCGCCATCAGAGCGGCGGCTTTGGCTTGCGAGCGCACTGCAAAGCGTGTCGGCGCGCAAGCAACCTAGCGAATAAGGAAGCTAGGCGGGCGTATTTCGCCGATTATCACCGCCGTAACGCTGAGCGCATCTGCGCTCGCGTGAATGAGTGGCGCCGCCAAGCTTCGGGTGAAAAGCTAGACCGCTACAAAGCGTCAGTTGCGGCGGGCGTCAGGAGATTCCAGCAAACAGAGAAGGGGCAACTCGCCACGGCGCGGAGCAATCTCGCAAAACTCACCGGACTGCCAGTTGAGTATCTGGACCCCGCTGCGATCGAAGCGAAGGCGCAACAGGTGAGGCTTACTCGCATGTGCCGCGCTCTGAAGAAAGGACGCTGATGCCAGACAAGCTGGCCTACACCGTCGAGGAAACGCTTGCGGCAATCGGCATCGGCCGCACGACGCTCTACAAGATGATCGGCGAGGGCAAGCTTCGGGCCGTGAAAATGGGCGGCCGAACGCTGATCCTTGCTGATAGCCTGCGCACCTTGATCGATGGCGCCGAGACCTGGAGTTCTGACGCTCCCACCCGTCGCACGCCTCGAACCTAACCGACGAACCTTGTCCCCGCATAGAGTGGGCGGCCTTCACCGGGGATCAGGTACATGACCGCACAGACGAAGGGCGTTCGCACAACTCACCCCGACTATGACCGCCTGTCTCCGATCTGGAAGAAGTGCCGCGACTTCGTTGCTGGTCAGACTGCCGTGCACCAGGCCGGGACCGCGTACCTGCCCAAGCTCAAGCAGGAGAGCGATGATGATTATCGCGACCGGCTGAAGCGCAGCGACCTGTTCAACGGCACGTGGATCACGATCCGCGCCTTCATCGGAATGCTGTTCCGCAAGTCGCCAACCAAGGAAGTGCCTGGCGGAATCAAGCCTTATCTCGACGACGTGACGATGAACGGGAAGCCCGATGAGGCTTTCGCTAAGGCGCTCACGCATGAGGCGCTGGTAGTCACGCGGTTCGGCTTGCTGGTCGATCATCCGACAGTGCCAGAGGGTGCAACGCCGATCTCGGTGGCAGTCGCGCAGCAAATGGGACTGAGGCCGGCGCTCGCGCTCTACAAGGCGGAAAGCATCACCAATTGGAAGCCGCAGGAGACCGGCAAGCCTGGGCAATATGCGATGGTCACGCTCTGCGAGGAGCATCCACTTCCCGATGACCGCTTCAGCCACAAGACCGAGAAGCGCTGGCGCGTGCTCGATCTCGATGAGAGCGGCCTATATCGCCAGCAACTGTGGCACATCAACGAGAGGGGCGAGGACGAGCAGATCGGGGGCGACATCTACCCGCTGATGAACGGCAAGCAGCTCGACTATGTGCCCTTCAAGACGTTTGGCTCTGATGGCGAGGAATCCGAGGTCGAAGATCCTGCGCTGGTCGACCTCGTGCACGCCAATGAGGCGGTGTATCAGATCAACGCGATCTACCGGCACACGCTCTACTTCTGCCCGCCGACTTTCTACATCTCGGGCTATCAGCTCAACGAGGGCGAGAAGATCAGCATCGGCGGGACTGCCGCGCTCGTGTTTCCTGATCCGCAGGCTAAGGCTGGCTACGCCGAGCCGCAGGGCAACATGGTGCCGGAGCTGCGCGAGGCGATCCGCGAGAAGAAGCAGGAAATGGCGATGGCCGGCGCACGGGCCATCATGGACGAGACCAAGCAGGTTGAGACGCTTGGCGGGACGCAGATCAAGCGCAACGGCGAAAACTCCGCGCTGGCGAACGTCGCCATCTCCGTTTCTTCGGCTCTGGAGTGGGCGCTTGGCGTCTTTGCGGAATGGGCGGGGCAGAAGGGCAAGGTCGTCTACCAGGTGAACCGCGACTTCCTGCCCACGATGATCGATGCGCAGACGCTCACTTCGCTCGTCGGCGCCGTCCAGGCGGGCAAGATCAGCGACGAGGAATTCTTCGATCTGATGCAGCGCGGCGACGTGATCGACGGCGAGAAAACCTTCGAGGCTCACCAGGCGCAGATCGAAATCACCGCGCCCAATCCAGCACGCCCGACGCCCAAGCCGGGAGAGGCGGTGGCGGCGTGAAGCACGAGCGTGTAGGATGGGGAGCACGCGGACTGTTCCGCAGTCGTCAGCTATTTCCGCAGCTTGAGGCCTTCCCCGACATCAGCCGCGGCGAGCAGCGCTTGGCCGCCGAGGTCGCGCTTGCGGAACTGCGCGGCTGCATCACGCCGACCTATGCCCATGAGCGGGCGGTGGCGATCCTCAACGTGCTGGCGCGGGCGTGAAAGACATTCACTGGATCGATAGCGGACAGTGGCCGCCTGCGATTGCGGTCACGAACAGCAAGCGCGCCTATCGCAAATTCCTGAAGGCGCAGTGCCGCGAGCACTTTAGCCTCTGTCCGCCGTTCCCAGCACCGCACGGCGGACTGTGCCAAAAGCTCGAAGCGCCTGGCAGCTGCATCTTCTTCATTGCCGTTGGTGAGCAAAATGATCGCGACGAGCTCGCGGCCACGCTTGCGCACGAAGCCACACACCTGATGCGCTGGTTATTCGAGCACATCGGCGAGAAGGAACCTGGCACTGAAGCCCAAGCCTACTTGGTCGAGCACGTCGTTCGCGGCGGACTTAAGGCGCTTGCCGCATGAGCGAGATCGAGCTTCAAGACGCGATCCTTCGCCACGCGTTAG